CTTCATATCCTCACCACTTCTATAATCATGATAAAAACTAGCAATTGCATCGGGTAAACCACTACCTTTACTGAATTTGGTTTTTAGGTATTTATCAACTTTATTAAAATCTGCTATTTTATCACTATCATAATTTTTAAATTTTTTATCTAAATCTTTATAGATTTGTGTCATTTGATTAGTACCTTCATTTACTTGATACTCATCAATTGCCTCATCTATAAGTTTAGTAAGATAACTTTCTTTTTTCAAACGACTCTTTTCTGCTCTTCCACGATTCTTGGATTGTGATTCAAAACCTACAATCTTCCCACCCTTGTGGGAAGCGTCTTTACCATCACCATTTCCATAAGTACCTTTCTTACGATTGTACTTATTTAGTTCTGCTCTGTATTTTTTGGCTTTAGTGGATGATTGGAACTTTTTATATTCGTCTTTATAATCTCTTTCGGCTTTTTCTCTTATATCGCTTACACCAGTAACTTTATAACCCAATTGTTCAGCATTTTCTTTCCTTTCTTTTTCAAATTTCTTTTTATCACTTCCTTTTAAATCTCCACCGAAACCCTCTTCTTTCTTATCCTTTTCATACTTATCTTTAATTTTACCTATTTCAGCATGTGATTTTCTTTTACCAGCGGCTTGCTGTATTTTTTTCATCCCTTCTTTACCGTATTTCTTCACACCGGCTTTATATAAAATACCACTTTCCTTTGTCAAAGATTCTTTTTTGTTTTCCCAATCTTTGGCCATTTCAGGGTCATTTGCCCACATCCATTTCCGTTGTTTTTCGGATTTAAAGGGCATCGAATTATCCTCTCATTATAGAGTTGATAATTTTTTCGATTTTATTTTCTGGAGTTTTAGGTTGGACAGATTCGTTTACGGGCCTCATAAATGCCCCATGTGTGGATGGATTAGATACAAAGTCAAATGCAATTAATTCAAAATCGTCTTGAACTTCAACAGTATCATCACCAGGAGCATCTTCATTTACAGGTTCAACACTACCCAATCCCCTTGAACTAATTCCAAGTTTAATTCCTGATTTAAATAACTCTTTCAGTATATTACCAGCTGGGGTAGACAATACTTCTACAGTACCTAATAAATCATCACCATCCCAATGCATTTCAATTACATTATGTGAAGCATTGTTTAAATTCACAACTGAACTTTCCGGATGGTCGAGTTCTCCTAAAGCTCTCCTCTCTGTAACCTGATTTTCTAAATATTTCCCAACTTCTTTTAACAATACTTCTCTTGGATATACACGGCCATTTTGATTTTTAGATTCGGCTCTTTGTAATACACCTTTAACAATTAACTTACCATTATTTTCACTAATAGATTCATTAATCTTATCAGCTGAAACATCAAATGGTCTAACATCTACTAATAATTTCTTATTCATTATCCCACATCTCCTGTGTATACAAAAGTTATATCACCAGCAATTCCCGTACCATCTGTTTTATACCAAGCGACAGGATTAATATCCAATCTATATGGCCCAGCAGCATCATCTAAGAAAGAACCAGTCGTGTAAGTATCTAAGGCACCAGAAACATAAGCAAAGGCATAACTACCACTTCCATTAATTATAATATGATTAGGTCTATCAGTAATTACTTGTGGAGCCGGTGCGACTGCTTTACCATAAGCGCCAATTGGTCTTCCCTTTGGTATTTGTTTTTTATCGTTATCACCATCTACTTGATAACTCATCTGATCTCGTACACTCATTAACGGCCTCCCCAAGAGTTTCGTTTAATCCAAATATCTCTTAATATATTGGATACTTCTTTTCTTATTTCTGTTCTAATTTTTTCCATATCACTACTACTAATACCTTCATCTACAAAATTATTAGGTTTTTCTTTCTTTCTTTTCTTTTTCTTACCTTTAAAAGCGTTAGGTGTTTCATACCCATCAATACTAGCAGTAGAAGTCATTTCACTTAATTTCTTACGAAATAAAGTAGTTGCCAATTCCTTGACTAAAGAATTAAATTTTGCTGAGTTCTTTGTCAAGTTCATAATATCTCAATAGTTGAACAACTGACTTATCATCAGTCTGTTTTGACTCATTCAAACAAAATTTATCAGCACAATTAATTGCTTCTTGTAATTTTATTCTTAATACTTTATCTTTTACTTTCTTGACTTTAGTGTTTAATTTAGATTTTAGTTTTGGGATTTGTGTTTGTACAAATGTTGAAAAATTATTTGTATTAGATATATTACTTATATATTCTTTTAATACTTTCTTTTGTTTTTCGGAAAGATTTGAATATTTGTTATTGAATTTCTCTAACAAAGCTTTATAAGACAAGATTCTCAAATCTTTGTCTTTCATATCGTCATGAATAAAAGTATCAGTTTTTTTAGTATTAATAGTAGTAACATTTTCTAAAATAATAAAATAACTATCTGTCTTTTCATCAGCATTTAATTCGGCCATTCCTTCAAACAACTTATAAACAGAAGCATAGACTTTATAATTAGGAACTTTAGATGAAAATAATTTATTTATATCATAATATTCTTTTATACTTTTTATGATATTATATTTTTCCCTTCTTAATACTGAATTATTTAACTTACTTCTTTGTCTTAATACTTCAGATAAAAAAAAGTCAGCTTTCTTATCAGACTTGAACTTTTTGGTAACAATTAAATTATATAATGCCAGTTCCTTTCCGATTTCAGTATGTTCGTTAAATTGTTTTTTTATTATTTTAATAGCTGGTGATTCTTTCTTTTTATTTAAAACATCTACTGTTACTTGTCTTAATAAAAATTCAAATAAAAGTCCAGCATTTCTTAATTTACTATGTCTGAATTTACTCATAGAATATTCCGTTGTAATTTGATACAATTATTCATATATAAATATAATCTAATTTAGAATAAATGGGTATTTACTCTTCTATTATATTATCTTCACTCAACAAAGAAGCATCTTTTTTAGGAAATTTCTTTTTTAATTGGTCTAATATACCTTCACGAGCAATAGCAGTATGAGCTTTACTTGTAGCTAATGGTGAACCACCTTTAAACTGTCTTTTCCCATAACTTCTATGTCGTTTTTGTACTTCATCACCATCATAAACATCCTTCCGAGATTCTTTTCCACTAAATGGATCTTTTTCACTTCCACCCCAATCACCAGACCTTGCCATTTCGTCACCCTCATCTTCTTCAGGTTCTTGTGGTTGTGTTGCTGGATCATTTCCTTCGGTTTCTATCTGTTCCATTCTGAAGTTTTGTTTAGTATCATTGATTATATCTTCAAATATTTCAAGTTTCTCTTTATCATCTAAATCAAATACATTATCATAAACCCATTTACGACTAAATAATTTAACTTCCATAGCTTTTTCAGCAATTTCTAATTGTTGATTCATTAACTCAAGTTTTTCTTGTTCATGAATCATTGATGGATTTTGTAATTCCAAATCAAAATCAATTAAATCAGAATCATTAAACCCTTGTGAGTAAAGATGAACAATACCAATCTTAGTTAATTCACTAACAACAATCTTTTGTAGTCTTTCTATTGTACGAGCAAACCTAACATCTTCAGCGGCAAGTGTAGCTTTACCACCAGCCAATCCTTCTTCATATCCAAGAAATGCCTTTGGAATTCTCAGACTTGCCATAAGTTTATTTCTCAAATATTCAATGTCATCTATTTGGTCATTATTGGCTAATCCTGGTAAAGTATCTATTTCTGTTCCACTATCACCACCACGAACTGGTAAGAAATAATCTTCAGTTACACTCTCTACATTATATTTTAAATTATACTCTCCTGTTTTTTGGTCAATGACAGGAATCTTTTTCATCTTATTGATGATTTTTTGCATAAATTGTTCAACTTCTCTCGGTGGTATGTTTCCAACATCAACTTTAAAAACTCTTTTTTCAGGAGCTCTCATGATTCTATGAATCAACATAGCATCTTCCATAAGAGTTAATTGTTTAAAAATCTTACGACCAGCCTCCAACATTGACCTACCATAAGGTAAGAAATTTGTATCAGCTAAAAGTCTAAAATGTGCAATCTCATAATTTTCTTTAATTTCTTTTGAACTATTATTACTACCTTGATCAGATAAGAGTTCAAACTGAATTAATTGTGGATTAGCAGGATCATGGTCTTCTAATCGTGTTACATCATAAGATGAAATTGGACTTACATTAACAACACCAAATTTATCAACAATATCAAGTGATAAATAAAAATCACCATACTTTGTCATATTCCGAATCCAACTCCACAAATTAAATTCTATATTTAAGATATCATAATATAAATTATGAAGAATTTTTTGAACCTTTACATTCTCTGTTTTTATATTTAAAATTTCTCCCTCAATATTATCAACCGTACTTTCATCAGAATAAATGTCAAGTGCTGAAGCAATAATCGGGTCTTGATCCATCAATTCATAATCTCTAAATAAATCATGTTTTCTAATTTCATATGAAGCTCTTTGATTTTGAGCTGCAGCATACGGATTAGAATAAGTATTCTGCATTAATCTTTGATATCTATCAATAAAGTTTGATGTCAAACTTGTTTGCGTAAAATCCAAGTCTTTGACGAGTAAACGATCATCGTCTGTCTTTCTGATTATTACATTTGATTGAAATAATCTACCAAGTCTTGTAAATAAATTGTCTGCCATGTTTTACCCCAATAACCAACTTAGGTCTTCTTTTTCACCTCTTATGTCCATCTCCCAAGGATTATCTTTAGGTCTATCTGGTGTCATAACAGGTATTCTTTCATTTAAATTTCCAATTGAATCCACTAAACTACTTTGAAATTCATTTCTCTCTGATTGTATTCTGATGGCAGTATCCCTTATCCATAATAATATAGAATAAGACATTACTAAATCATCATTATACCCTTCAAGTGCTTCGGTTTTACTATTCTTATATATAAATACAAATAACTCATCAATTAAACGAGTTGACTTTAAAGTCACCATCTTTTCACGAGTATATTCTTCCATTTTAGCTACAGCCAATGGTTTAGATTTAAGTGTAGTTGTAAAACCAGGAACTTTATTTCTATCAATATGTCTATATCGATTTGTATGTTGTATATCTTCATCAACAATCAAATGATTTTTTTCTTGATAAAATAAATTTTCATATCCTCTATCGATAATCGTCTGTAGTGTAGCCCAACCTATGTTGTTATTCTCCACTACTAATAGAGCATCATTATATTTTGTGGCTAACTCTATAAGAAAGTTACCAAATTCTGTAGTGCCGAGTTGCCCTTTATATTCGGCAACTTGTTCCATCTCTTCTATATCAAAAACTTGAGCAGCACTATAATCTGTTCCATCTCCACGAGCAACATCGGCACTTATTAAATATTTTTTAGAATAGTCAGGATAATTCCATATCCAAAGATTTCTATCAAACCCACTTTTCTCTATTGGTTCACAACACATCTTTTCTTTATACCATTCCAATATTTGTGGATCAACAACTGAACGACCAGAACTCAAGAAGTCAGCATCACATTCTTGAGCAGCTTGTGATGGTCCTAATATCTTGTTTTGTTCATCTCTCCAAGTTTGATCTCTTTCAGGATGTTCAGACCAATGAAGTTTCACCGTATTGAATTTGTTAAGTTGGTCTGTGGCATCAATCCAAGTCTTATGAAACCAATTACCCACACCATTAGGTGTTGAGATTGCTAAACATTTACCACCAGTAGCCAATGTCTGTTGAGCAGCAGTCCATATCACATCAATTTTTTCAATAAAAGCAGCCTCATCAAGTATCAATAATGATAGAGCTTCAGAACGACCAGCTGATTCAGTAGAAGCAAGAGCCTTTATTTGCGAACCATTCTTAAATACCAATGATAATTTATTATTCTCAGTAATAGCCGTCTTTAACCACGCTGGTAAACCATCATACATAATACGAACTTTAGTAACAAGATTTTTAGCAGTATCTTTTGTAGTGGCAATACACAATACATTCTTATCATTATGAAACAACATCAACCATAAAGAATAAGCAGCACTCAAAGTTGATATACCTAATTGTCTTGATTTCAATACAACATTATAATCATTCTTTTGATATTCTTTCAACACATCTTCTTGAAAAGGATATAATTTAAATTTTATCTTACCTCGTTGTGGATGTTGAATAATACAATACTGATTAATAAAATATGATGGATCTTGTACACATTTTAAATAATTCTGTTTTATTGCTTGTTTTAAATTACTCATTTGTTATGCTCATGATTTGCTAAAGAATTAGCAACAGTTTTATCAAATGGATTTTTCTCTTCTAATCCCTTCATTTCTTCTTTATATTCTTTTAATACAGATTCCCATCTTTGTTTTTCCATATCTGTTACCCATTCTTCCCATTTACCTTCTTCTTTTAAATTCATTTCAAAATCAATCTGACAATATTTACATCTCCCCATTCTATCATAAGTGTATCGGTCAATTGTCTTTAATATTAACTTCTCACAATCATTACATTTATCAAATCCTCGTGGTGGAACTTTTGTAATTTGTTTTCTCTTACCATCTTTGATTGTCCACCTACGACCACGAGCATCAATCCACTCCTCACCTTCTTTTCGTTGATGAGTTGTTTTGGATTCATAACCAACTTGTACAGGGCGGTCATAAATACCCTTGACCATCTTTTGTATTTTTTGTATTTTACTCATCTAAAATGCCTTTTCTATCTGTTAACCATTTTCTGTATTTAGTTGGTGTTCCATAAGTTATTTTACCACTCACCATACTTTCTAAACTTTTTCTTTCTTTATCTGTAAATTTATTACCAACTCTATTCAATACAAAAGCATCTTTTACTTTTGCATTATATATCATAATTTCATTCCAAGAATATATTTGGTTTTTATTAGCTGGACTTGCAAGGTTTTTCTGTACTAATTTTTTATGTTTTATTAACAACTTATTTGTCATATCAATATAAGCTGCTATAACTTTTGATGCCAGTTTATTTTTTCCATCCTCTACTTCTTTATCCCAAGGTTGTTTTCCCTTTGCTTCCCATTCTTCCTCTACCTCATTTTCCATATCTCTAAATGCCCAACTATCATTAGGTACATTTTTATCTTTTTTTGCTGCTGATTTAACAATCATTTTATCACCAAAGACATGCAAAGCAGGCAACCATCTACGACCAGTTTTATCAGGTGCACTTCCTAAATCCTTAAAACTTTTAGCCAGTAAAGTTCCCTCTACTTGTAGTATAATACCACCCTCTGTCCAAATACCTTTTCCTTTACCAAGTAGATTTGATGCACTTGCACGATTAAATGTTGACATAGATTTTTTTGTACCTAACATATGTTTTACACCATCGAGATAAGATACACCAGTAACATGAAAAGCAGTTATTGGTAGTTTACCAATTACTTTACTCATTATCTTTGGATAAATAGGAACATCCACTTGTGAAAGAACATATCTTAATGCTTCTTGTGTATGTTTAGGATACCACTTATCACCAATATATTCGCCTTCTAATAATAAGTCTTTTAGTTTAATCATTTCGCATATCCTTAATGTCTTGATAAGATTTACTTTTAGTTATCATTCTTCTTACCATCATAGATTGTTTTTCTAAAGTACGAGACAATAATCTTTCTTCTG